GGTCACCCTGTAGAATTCCTCTACGCTTGATGAAAAACGCATCTTCAGCAAGCTGGGTGTAATCCTCCATGCCACGTGGGATAGAGCCTTGCCTATAGATTCTTCTAGGGCAAGACAGCATGAGTGCTGCTGATCTACAGTACCACTCAGGATATCCAAACCTCTTACCAAGGTAATCGATGGTAAGTCGTGAGAAGTGTGGCGACATTCTATCCGTCGCCTCACTCCAATCTTCCGATCCGAAGTATAATTCTGAGGATCGTCTTAACTCTTTCAAATAGCGTTGAGAATGAATTCCATCTCTTGGTAATTCTTCTCTTCCAATACGCTTGAAAAAGTTCCAAGCATGGGAGCTAGCTCCCATCCCACTGGTGCTACTAGGTAGTACCTTTATCAGTACACTAAATGCGTGTGCTAACGGGTGTAAGAAAAGTGAATGGAGTAATGACGATACCGTAATTACTCTCGCTTTTCCTTGTTCCTCAACCGTAGACATTCTACAGTCCGTTAAACGGGCCCCAAGTTGAGGTTTATAGTTAGGATCACTTAAAGTCATCTTAACTTCATAACAGCTTATGTTAAACAAAAGCTGACCAGCGGAATATTCTCCCTGCGAATGCGGGGGAATCCAGTCCAGGTGTTCACCTGTATTGAAGTTAGTGATAGGAATTCTCCTATCCTTCCAAAACTGAAGTAGTTTTCTCGCCATCTCTACTTTTCCTCCATCTTCTCTTGTCGCTTCGAAGCAGGCAGAGCCACTCAACGAAACTTTACACTCGAGAAGACTTCTATTAAATGTGTTGCTATAGTTATAGCTACACAAGATATCTTGAAACACGGATTCTAATCCATGTTTCACTTCAATTACCTGAAACGGGTTCAGAGACACTGTAGGTTCATTAACAGTTTTCTCGAACTTTTCTTCCGCTTCAGTTATCATGGCTTGCGTAACTAATCCACAAGCCCTCGTCTGGACTAACATCGAAAACCGGGTTAGTCCATTTGGAGTGAGTACCGAACCCTCAAGTTCAGTAAACACCTTAAAGTACCAGAATTCATTGAAAACTTTGTCTTTGAAATCTAAGGATGTTCGTTCTTTTAAACAAACATCTTTCAAGTGACCACGGACTTCTTTTAGCCGTGAGTACCATGTTGATCCCTTCTTTTTGAAAAGATCAGCAACTCCTGAGTTTAATGACGAATTAATAACATTGTCAAAAAAGGCCCAGTTGTTTACCGATTGTTTCCCGCTACCTGCGAGAAATAATGTAATGCACAACCCGTCTATGGTTAACAGTAAGTTTCGAATCTTACGTAAGCCAGGTCGCGTTCCTTCATTTCAACCAATTTAGAGGTTGGAATATTCTTCATCTGATTTAATTCTAAACCAGATGCACAGAACAAAAGTTTCCGAGCTTGCATGCTCAGCCACCTTTTGTTAGAAGATTTCCCAGAATGGAATCTTCTCCACCAGAATGTCGATCTCTCGAAAACATTCATTAGAATCCCCACCGTGGGGATGTCCAAGAACGCCATTCTATTTGGTGTTCCTGTTGCCCAACGGGGCAACAGAGGCTGAAAAAGAGTGCCGCGATTACCGCACACTCCATGATACTTTGCGCCCATATTGGCGTCAAAATAAGAAATATGTTTATCGAGATCTTCTCGACAAACGCAACTACCGTTGATCGGCCCTTTACGAAGGACCGAACAGGCTGGAAACGTCGATGCTGCAAGCAGCTGGCGCCGTTCCGACTGGTCGTCCTCTTCATCTCTGAGATGAGGAGCGACATAACGATTTCTTTGCATACTTTGCAAGTAAGTGCTTTTGTAATACACTATTGCAAAATCATAACTCTCCGAAAGGAAAT